GCGACGATATCATCGATATCACAGATTTCGATGTCGTGATGTGGCTCAAAGGCGAGATGCGACTTATGCTCGACGAGGAGATCGCACGCGCCATTCTGATCGGCGATGGTCGAAATGTTGCCGACGACGACAAGATCAAGGATCCGGTCGGCGCTACGGACGGTGCTGGAATTCGATCGATCCTTCATGACAACGATGTCTATGTGGCAACGATCAACGTCGACGATTCGGCTCCCCCGCCGGATGTCGTAGATGCGGTTATTTCGTCCATGCAGTACTATAAGGGCTCGGGTTCGCCGACGTTCTACACGACGCTTCCCGTCCTTACCTCGCTTCTGCTCGCTCGTGACACTCAGGGCCATCGTCTGTGGAAGACTCCGGACGAGCTTGCTTCTGAGATGGGCGTTTCAAACATCGTTACGGTCGAAGTCATGGAAGGCGAAGACAATCTGCTCGGCATCATCGTGAATCTGAAGGACTACACGGTCGGTGCGGACAAGGGCGGAGAGGTCAATTTCTTCGACGACTTCGATATCGATTACAACCAGTACAAGTATCTGTACGAGACTCGTATCTCTGGTGCACTGACAAAGATCCGTTCGGCTATGGTCGTCATGCGGGCACCGGCTACCTACACGCTGGCTACGCCAGAGAAGCCTGATTTCGATGGTACGACTGTGACCGTGAAGACCACGCCAAACGTCGTGTACAAGAACAAGGGTACGGGCACGACGCTTACCACTGGCGCTCCAGTTACTCTCGCCGATGGCGAAACGCTTACGGTTCAGGCCGAACCGACTTCGGGTCACTACTTTGCCAATAATCAGGACGACGAGTGGACGTTCGTAAACACGGCCTAAGGTAGGTCCATCATGGCAAGGTTCTTTGGTCGTATTGGCTACGGAGTGACAGTAGAAAATGCTCCTGGTGTATGGGTTGATGACATTGTTGATCGCGAATATTTCGGAGATGTTATTCGAAATGCTAGAAATCTCCGTGAAGGAGAGAATCTTAACGCCGATCTCAGTGTACAAAATTCAATAAGTATTGTAGCTGATGCATATGCCAATGATCACTTTTTTGCCATTCGTTATGTGGAATGGGCGGGGGCTTTGTGGACGGTTTCAAGCGTTGAAGTGCAAAGTCCCCGTCTTCTGCTTAGGCTAGGGGAGGTGTACAATGGGCCAACGCCTGCAGTTGCACCAGCTCCTTGAAACGTTTACGGATAATGTATATTTCCAACCGCCTACTAACATACAGTTGCAATATCCGTGCATTATCTACAAACGTGACTTCGCAGAAACGAAATTCGCAGACGATAAACCGTATAATTTTACTCATAGGTATGCGATTACGGTTATTGATCCAGATCCAGATAGCGAAATTCCAAGTAAAGTGGCTTCAATGCCAATGAGTCTATTTAATCGATTTTATACAGCTGATAACCTGAATCACGACGTTTATAACGTCTATTTCTAAAAGGAAGGAAGCAAATGCCACAGCTGACATGGGATGATGTCGGTGAACGCCTGTATGAAGTTGGTGTAGACCATGGTGTCTTGTACATTCCAGATGCACAGGGCGTATACGCTAGTGGTGTTGCCTGGAATGGTCTCACAACTGTTACAGAATCACCTTCTGGAGCAGAATCTAATCCGCAGTACGCGGACAATATTAAGTATCTGAACTTGATTTCGGCAGAAGAGTTCGGCGGAACGATCGAGGCTTTCACCTATCCCGAGGAGTTTGCTCAGTTCGATGGTACGGTGATCCACGATGCTGGCGTTACTGTCGGACAGCAGCTTCGAAAGATGTTTGGTCTGTCTTATCGCACAAAGGTGGGTAACGACGTCGACGGATCGGAGCATGGCTATAAGCTGCATCTGGTCTACGGGTGCCAGGCCTCTCCGTCGGAGAAAGCCTACGCCACGATCAACGATTCGCCCGAGGCGATTGCGTTTAGTTGGGAGTTCACCACTACGCCAGCACCATGCACTGGCCTCAAGCCTACGGCTTTGATTGTTGTCGACTCTACTTCAGCGGATGCAACGGGTCTTGCGTCACTCGAGACCGAGTTGTATGGCGATGCTACTACTGGTGTGGCTAATCTTCCAACTCCGGACGAAGTGCTGGCCCTGTTCCCTCCGGGACCCTGATGCAATCAATGGCTCAAAGCGTATCAGGGGATGAACCAATGGTGGAGGAAGAGCCGGAGGCCTAGTTTTCTCCCCCACGCCCAGACAGGAGGCTGGAGAATGCTCACGATTGTTGTTCCAGGCGTCGAATTCTTTGACGAAGAGTCACGACAATTCGTTACCCAGAACGATGTGACTTTGGAGCTAGAGCATTCTCTGGTCTCACTGTCAAAATGGGAGTCAAAGCACGAGAAGCCGTTCTTGGGTCAAGCCGAAAAGACTACAGAAGAGGTTTTAGACTACATAAGACTTATGACAACGACTCCCAATGTTCCAGAGGACGTTTACTTCAAGTTGTCTGAAGAAAATGTCGAGGTTATCAACGGTTACATCGACGCTAAGATGACCGCTACATGGTTTAACGAGCCTCCCGGAGCGCCCAGAAGTCGAGATGTCATCACCGCAGAGCTTATTTACTATTGGATGATCACATTTCAGATTCCATTTGAGTGTGAGCACTGGCATCTCAATCGTTTGTTCACTCTGATTCGAGTTTGTAACATCAAACAAGCGAAACCGAAGAAGATGAGTCGTTCGGAAGTCGCTGCTCGAAACCGAGAACTCAATGCTCAACGCCGACAACAGCTCGGAACGAGGGGGTGACATGACAAAGCTGGTTTGGGATGAAGTTGGCGAACGGTTTTATAAAACAGGTATCGACCGAGGAGTACTTTACCTTAATGACGGTAGAGTAGCCGCTTGGAATGGTCTTACTAGTATCGAAGAAGATACACCTTCCGAATCGAAATCGTTCTATTTGGATGGAGTAAAGTTTTTGGAGAATTTAGCTCCGGGGGATTTTCAGGGAAAACTAAAAGCGTTCACGTATCCCGAAGAGTTTAATTCCGTTCTTGGGATTGCCGATGTCGCTCCTTCTCCAGGTTTGTCCTATCACGATCAACCGGAAAAAAGTTTTAACTTGTCGTATAGAACAATGATTGGAAGCGATCTCGGCCCAGATCAAGGATACGAAATTCACATTCTTTATAACATCTTTGCTAATCCAGATAGTTATACGTATGAATCAATCAAAGAATCCGACGTTTCTCCAGTCGAGTTCGGATGGACTTTGACTGGAACGCCACAAAAAGTTAGTAGATTGAGACCAACCGTTCACATTACTATCAATTCAACAGATGCGCCACCGGAAATTTTACAGCTCATAGAAAATACGCTCTACGGAACGGCAACAATAAATCCCAGTCTTCCGTCCATGCAGGATCTTGGCGAATATTTCGGATATTTAGGAGCTTTGGTCATTATTGATCATGGCGATGGCACTTGGACAGCCATTGATGAATCGGATAGTTATATTACCATGCTTGACGGAACTACTTTTCAAATTGCCAATGCTGATGCGACATATTTAGATTCAGTTACTTATACAATTTCATCTACGAACGTCAACAACTAGGAGGTGAAATGGCTACAGTTACTGGTCTTACTGCCGTTCGAATGCAAGAAATCGAAGCCGCTTCGGTTGTTGACGGTGCAGTAGTTGGCGGTAATTTGATTCTCACAAAGCATGATGGAACTACGATCGACGCAGGTCCTGTAGTTGGTCCAGCTGGTCCAGCGGGTCCTCAAGGTTCCAGTGCAATTCCGGGTGAGGTTAAATTGTGGCCAAACTCAATTCTACCAGATCCGGCTACGTTTGGAACTTGGGCTTGGGCCAATGGCGACGCTTTTGATATTGCCGCATATCCCGTTGCGGCTGCCAATATTTCGTCACTTTGGAAGACGGCGCACGGTCAAGCCGATCCTGGTGCTGGTAAGTTTCGAGTTCCTGATTTGCGCGGTATGGTTCCGGCCTGTCTCGACGCGTTGCCTGTCGGAGCTGCGCGAGCTAATCGCACGGTTCGTACTGCAGCAATCACTATGGCGCTCAAAACTGGTGAAGAAACGCATAGGCTTGTCGTTTCCGAGATGGCGGCACACAATCACGGCGGAAGTGTTTCGGTATCGGGCAGTATTAGTGGATCGACCGATACACAGGGCAGTCATGCTCATAACTCGAGCCCTAGTGGACTGGGTTTTGCGGTTACAAATCAGACACGAAATTTGCGTACGGATGGTAGCTCTGGTTACAACATTATTACTGGTGCAGAAAACACAAACACTGCCGGAGCACATTCACACAATGTGGGAGGTTCATTCTCGGGATCTGGAGGCATTGCTTATCAGGGCGGCGATGGATCTCATGAAACTATGCAGCCAACCGTTCATGTGCCATACATAGTTTTCTTGGGTTAATACCATGAGATTCGAACTCTCTGGAAGTTTAGTCCATCCTGACCCACTGGTCATCAAGTTCAATTCCAATCAGAACTTCGATGTTCAGAAGTATATTGATATGGGGTATACCAAGTTCGAAGTTATCTGTATTGGTGCTGGTGGTGGGATGGGTGGAGGTATCGATACAGCAAATACGGGAACGCTAGTCAGGAGTTACGGCGGAGCAGGCGGTGGAGGTGGATTTCATCGTGTATGGGGACTTCTATCTGCCCTTCCTGCTTCCT